GGTAGATGGGTAGTGGGTAGTTTGTAACGTGGATGTGGTTTTGTCGGGCTGCGGCCCAACCTACGATTTGGGTCACCGTAGGTTGGACCGAGGCCCGACAACCCACCAAGCGCCTACGCCAGCAGCGGCATCATCGCGGCTACCAACGGGTGCCTCACGATGTCCTGGGTGGTCAGGCGGACGATGGCGATGTCCTCCAGCGGTTGCAGCCGGCGTACGGCTTCTTCAAGGCCAGACATGCCGGGGAGCAGGTCGGTCTGGTCAGGGTCGCCGGTGATGACCATGGTGGAGTGCCAGCCGAGGCGGGTCAGCAGCATCTTGATCTGCTGGAAGGTCATGTTCTGCGCTTCGTCCACAATCACGAAACTGCGCGAGATGGTACGGCCACGCATGTACGCCAGCGGTGCGATTTCGACCGTACCGTCCTTGGTCATCTGCCGTACCTGCCGGGCGCCCAGCCGGTCCGACAGGGCGTCGTAGATCGGACGCATCCACGGGTCCATCTTCTCGTTGATGTCGCCGGGCAGGAAGCCAAGGCTCTCTCCCGCCTCGACCACCGGGCGGGTGATGACGATGCGGGTGATCCTGCCCGCGTTCATCGCCTCCACCGCTTTGGTGACGGCGAGGTAGGTCTTGCCGGTACCGGCGGGGCCGACCGCCAGGGTCAGGGAATGGGCGTCGATGGCCGCCATCAGGGCTTCCTGATTGGCGGTCCGCGGCTTGACCGTCTTCAGATAGCTCTGTTCGCGGAAGCTGTCGTCATCGGCATCGGGCAGTGCCACGATACGGGCCGAGGATGCGGTGCGTTTTGCCATTGAGCGTCGTCCTTTCCCTTCACTGGTGTCCTGATTGAGGGGGTCCCACAGGCTGTTCGCGTCGATTGGGGCTCTCATCAATCACCTCCTGCTGCCGAACCGGCGATGGGCCATGTCGTTCTCCTGAATCGTTGTCGACGGCTTCAGGACGTCCTGAACGTTCCAGATGCTGCTTGTCGATGACTGGCTCATCACCGAGCACGGGGTCAACGCTTCCGCGCGACTCCATTGCTAGCAACACTTTGAGCAAGGCGTCAGACCCCTCAAGATTACTCTTGGGGAGCCTGGTCGACACCACAGCGCCCTTGACAAGAGGACGATGTAATGTCTGACACATCTTTTCGGTATCATACCCGAAAAGGGAATGCCTGCCAAGCACTGGGGAGGTTTCAGCGACCGCCGGAAGAGGGATGAACCTCTCTAGAAGGCGATCAAGGAACCTCGCAGTTTCCCACATGCCCTTCCAGTAGAACTGGTTGCGCATGGAGACTGTCGAGATAATCCCCGGAACGTCCGCCCGTGAGGCGGGAAGAAGCTCCCTAAGACGGACTATTGACACGTCCGCCCCATGGAAGTATTCTCCTCCGCACGACTCCTTGTAGTAACCATCTACATGGGTCTTATCCAAATTGACCTTCATCCCATACTGGGCGAGGGTCTGGATCACGGACAACGCGTGGTCTGCAGGGACAATGATATCGTCCCCGTAGATACGCACCTTGCCGCGAAAGGTACGAACATCCTTTCGCGACAGCGGCCGGCTTAGCCGACCACGTTCTCCTCCGGTCTTGACTCGGATTTCATTGAGCGATCGCTCAATGCCGATGAAGACAATGGTGGCAAAAACCATCGCCTCCACAGGGAACGTGACGGCTGAACCCATAGACGCGAACTTGGCCAGGGGAAGAACCCCATGACCAGGCACATCTGCCTTCCGACTCCTAGAGGCCTGGAGGGCCTCATCCAGCCAAGGAAAATCCTCGACAAGGAGTCGTACATGCAGATTCGAGACACGATCGGAGGCCTCGCTCAAATCGAGCGTAGCGAGAGTTCCATCCCTGGAACCCTCTTCAGCCATGGACCTGTTTGGGCCCTGGGCTCTGAATCCGACGAAGTGGCGCATGAGTTTGTCAGACTCTACGGCACTTACGAGGGCACCCAGTATAGCCTGTTGTGCGTATTGCATGCACGTAGGCTCTACTGCGATGATCCTCGGTGTCTTGAGCGTTTTAGGAACAGTGATGACCCTTACGGGACGCTCTGCTCCAGGTTCGAGGAAATGCACCCGGTCGAGCACCTGATGGTGTCGCCAATTCGGAAGGAGGAACTCCCCGGAGGGAAATATTCTCTCCAACCGCTCGGTCCATTCAGTCTGACAGTACTTTGCGTTCCCGCGGAGTCTGTCAGCTGTGGCACCGGGCCCATGCTTTGGGCGTACGTCCAACATGTAGATGGTTTGATCCATCTGCGTCAAAACGTCGCGCCAGAGCAACGAACTCACTCGTCTGAAATCCTGCCGATCGACATCTCTGTCGACCGACTCGAATTCTTCAACGAATGAGAGCACTTCCTGCTCACACAGGACGTACTTGTCCAGAGCCGCACGCACTCTTGCATCACTACAAGGTACGTTTACCTTACCGGCCAGCAGACAGAGCTGCCGGACAGCAAAGAGTGCGTCTATGGACGGCACGTCATGAAGCCGACCGGTTTCCCGGTCGAAGAGCTGCTCGAGGAATCCACCCAGGAAAACTGGGAGTCCCTGGCGGAATTTGTAGCCCACAAAACACTTGGGCTTCCCGTCAGAATCGAGTACCGAGCCTGTGGACACGCAATGTTCTACGTCCCCAGCAAAGTCCGGTAGGGTAATGGTCAGAAAGGCCATCCCCTCAGCTTCAACACGGCGAGAGATGTATTCATAATCTCTCGCGGTGCTCACGTGACACCAGGTCCCCAATTCATCGAGGACCTTCTGCATGAGCAACATCAGGCTTTTCAACACCAGCTCCTATCGTAGGGGTGAAGTGTTCCTAGAGCCTTGCTCAGCCGAATCGCGGTGAAGCGATTCACAGAACTATGTTACTCACGCGAATAAAAGTCCGTTAGGACTCGCCACCGAGAAGCTTGGTGACGTTCGCACCGGTGCTGGCCGTAAGGTACGCCGTCAAGGCGTCCACAACCTGCTTGACCGTGGTGTTGGTAAACTCACCATCGCCACGGTCCACCACAAGGTACGCACTCATGTTGTACATGAGATTGTGCCCGGTGGTGATCGGGTCGGCGGTCAGCTGTCGGTAATCGACGCGGATGGTGCTCCTCTTACGGCTCTTACCAGTCTTCTGGTGAGAAATCGTGAGAGACACGTTTCCGTCTTCCTTGGTGAAAACCCCGGAAGACGGGCCCGTGCTGACCCTGGGAAGGGTCTGAGCCACCGCATTGATTGTGATGGTCTGTGGATCGGCGAACAAAGCATTGCTCCTTGCAGTGCTGAAGCCTCCTCGTGTAGAGAAGGCGTCGGAAATGGATGATCGTCTTCACGAGACGAAGCAAACACTTCGTACCGCAGAGCACGATCAGCAGATAGGTTGTGACAAACATCACAGAGCCTACCAGCCAACCTTGTCGCCCTTGGTCAAACCAAGAGCAGCGATGATGGCCCATTGCCGCGCAGTAAAATCTACCGACGGATCAAGGCCAAAGCCGTAAGGCGTGGCACGTTGTCTCATTTTGGCACGGATGCCTCGAGAGAATTGTGCCGGGCCGGAGTAGGTGCCATTTGCCCACCGTACCCCGCTGCTTGAAGCATGGTAATCTGTGATAGAAACATCTCCCATCACATAACCGTACTTCAAGACAGTACCATCGTTGGCGAAGGTGCTCAAGTTGGATATTACATCCCCAACATTGGACACCCAGTCAACGAGCCAACTCCATGGAGCAAGCTCCCAAAGGACTTCCGGAGTAATCCGGACGCCCAAGAGCTTGTCAGCTAGTGCAACGTACCTCTCTATCTTACCCCAGCGAGAATCACCGGGGGCGAGGTAGTAGCGATATGCACCGCTGAACCAGTAGTTTCTGACTGCCTCACGGTAGCCAGACTGGGCTCCACCCGGGTTCAGGGCCCAGAAGGCCCCACTCCAATGGTCCTCAAACTCTTGGTAATATGTACCAGAGTATTCGAAGGATCGGATACGAACCTCGGGGAATCTGTACTTCCTGCGAACAACCTTCCCAGAGTCCCTCTTAACCTGATTCAGAATCTTGTCAGACTCTTTCACAGAGAAGAGGAACTTGCGCAAGTCCGAGATGAAGGGTTTCCACCCGAACTCGACATTGAGATATTCCGATCCTAAGGACCGGAAGAAGGCAGCCCGATTCCGCAGGAGCTCAGCTCCTAGCATCCTCGGATTGCCTCCTAGAAACATCTCACCAAAGAAGGTTGCAGCATTGGAAGTTGGATCCAGTGGCTTTGTCCTTGAAATAGCCGTCGAACCGACCGCCGCGAGTTGTGTTTTCTCGTTTAGGTCAATCGTTGGCCATGATTTCAAGGGCTCGGGAACTTGAGAAAGCCCCGGCAAAACAAAGCCTCTGAAATTGGTGGAACTTCCGATATACGCGCCCTTGAACGAATAGGGACTGTAGTCCCTATACTGTCGTTCGTAGGTCTGTTGCTCGGAATAAAACTCTCCACCAATATCCAAACCATTCAGCTGATTGTGGACATGTTCTTGCGCAGCAGTCGGGCTCGCCTTTCGTTGAGCCTCTCTGTATTCGCGCTCGGACTTTTGCCACAACGGCCAACTGGTTGCAGAGTTGTCAGCAGTTACCTGCTTGACAGTGACCGGTCTATTCGCGATGGTTTCGTCGATAACGGAACCCTTGTTAACCGTCCGCATAATACTGTACTCCACACCATCGTATAGTGTGGAAGTACGCGAACGGACGCGATCAACCGGCATCTGGAGTTGAACCTTTCGGCTATGATGGATGGACGGGCCTTCTTAAAGGGCCAGCAGCGCAAGGACGAACGTCCTCATACTGGCGTCCAACCACCGCAGGAGTTTGCACTAGCTCGATGACTTGGAGGAGGTGCGAAGGGGTTTATCCTCTGCGTACCGAGTCTTAGTACAATTGCCCAGTGTCACTGAGCACAGCCGCACCCTCACGGGTGCGGC